AAGTACGAAGGTTACGGTCATCTGTCCGATTGTCTGGACTACCTGCTTTGCTACTATCTGCGTGACAGTTGGTACAAATTCAAGAGCGGTGATGCGAATGGCTATATCGTATCGACCTCGGTCATCCAGGAAGGATTTTCATACTAGATAATGAAGCAAAAATATGTATAGACGGTTTCTCAATAACAACGATTACCTGGGTATCATCACGCCCGAAGTGCTCGCACAACTTACCCGCGGTAACGGCGAACACTTTGTCCGGGCGGAAGAAGCGGCCGAGGCATCGGTCGTGGAATATCTCTCGGAGAACTACGAAGTCGAGAAAGAACTGGCCAAAGGAAAGTGTATCGCCGACTACGACCGGCGCGTCACCTATCCCGTGGGCGTGCATATCTACTTCGAAGGACAAATCCATGAGGTCATTCGTTCCATCAGCGGCTACCGCAAACCTGCAACAAAGACTTTCTGGGAGGAGTGCGTCGATACCTGTATCGATATGAAACAGGTGTCGGGCTATACCCAGTTTAAGACCTATTACCCGGGCGACAAGGTGAACTACAACGGGGTGATCTACAGTTGTCTCGCAGAAAACGGCTACAAGTTCGACGATATTCGTATCCCGATGGTAGCCGGTTGGCTGGAAGTCGAAACCTCACTCTGGCATCCCGTTGAATACCCCCTGTGGAGTGTCGTGGAGTATGAAGATGGATTCTTCACGCTGGTATCGCTTGATAACTTTGACTCTAACGTTGACCCGATGGCTTCAAGCTGCTGGGGAGCCATAGCCGATTACGATTCAGCGTATAACGCATATGAACTGTCTGAAAATGAATACGTGGTTTATGACAGGCATGTGTTCTATCCGGAAACCGACATCAATGCGGATGAACCCTCCGTTGGTTTCAACTTGGCCCTTCACGACCCCAGAAATTACAACTTGAAAAAACACTTGGTACGCTTAGCTGTCTATGAGTTAACCAAGCTTATTGCCCCGAACAACGTAAGCGTTGTCAGAATCCGGGATTATGAAGATAGCATGAGATGGTTGAGTGATGCGGCCAAACTGCGGCTTACCCCACAGATACCGCGCAAACTCGATGAAACAAGAAAACCGGTAACCGATTGGCAATTGGCTACTTTCCAGACTGATTACGATCCATACAAGAACCCCTGGATGATATAGCTAAAAGCGGAATCTACATTGCAAAAAAACGGCAAGTACCAGTCTTCTTTTCCTCTTTGATTAAAAAGAAAAAGACATCTTCCCGCAGT